ATATGTACAAACAAAACAACCACCCTCCTTTTAGAAAAGTACTAGCTGTGCCACCTTAACCTTAACCACGGCTAGTATTACATACCCTCCTTTATTACCCCAAATCTGTAACTTGGATTATGGGGTTTTTAACGTTAAGTACATTAGTATAATAATTGTTACCATCTGCACACATATCATTGTCTTTAGTATATTATTGGACTTTATCAGATAACCAATATATTCTCTTAACACTTCATGTGGGGTTTTATTGTGGATAAGCTGTTCATATTTGATAAGGAACTCTATTTTGTCCACACCATCAACTCCATTACTCTAAGATTTTCCGTTCTATTCTTTCAACCGTTTCTCTGATAGAAGGTAGTTCATCAGATAATTTATTGATTATGGCATGGAGTTTATCTTCACGTTCCTTGGAAGAACGGATAACGTATACCACCAAAATAGCAAATCCAATTATTACCAATCCAACTAAACCATAGTTTAAATAAATGTTACTAATCACTTCGGTAGGCATACTTCATTACTCCTTTTTATCTTTTAATCCTTTAGTAGTAGGGTCTACAAATACTCCAACAACTGCTATAACCACGCAACCAATCATGTATGGATTACTGATTAAAGCGATTAAACTGTCTTTTACAGCACCCCATGATGTTAACATTTCTGGATTAATACCCATAGCTGTTAAAACAACACCCACCAGTCCAATCCAAAACCAGACATTTCTTGAACGTTTATTCATAAAATCACTCCTCAATAGCTTCTGCTAGTCTTAATATTAAACTCTCACTATACTTGTAAAAGTCTAAATATTTCATTGTGTTGTCATCAAATCCACAGTTATCTTGGATTATTTTTCTGGCTTCTTCTAACGTCATATCTTTCACCAACCTTTCTTTAAAATCTACCCAAAGTTGTTTATTTTCCACAAATGGCTTTGGACATATTTTACCAGTAATATCATAATGTCTTAATACATTTTCTATCGGAATGTTATATTTTTTCATAAGTTTTTTAACTAGTTTCTGAGTATTAGCTATAGTCTTTGGTTCAATATAAAACGTACCTCTTGAATTAATTTTGGAACACATTTCTATACCAATACTATTTGAGTTTCTACAATACTGGTGTCTATACGTTCCATTAGTTCCACAATGCCATGCTGTGTCCATATCTTCTACAGACTGCCAAACTCCCTGTTCATCAACAAAATAATGAGCCGATGCGTTCCTGTTAGCCTTTGAGAAGTAATTACAGTTACCCCATGCTGTATCACCGTTATTTGCTGTATAATGCACTGCTATATAGTCGATTTTACGATTACCCTTGGGTGTATAATTACTCATATGTGCTGATAGCTTTTCAATCTTCATGTAATCACCTCCAAAATATGTAAGGGTGGATTGACCACCCAAGATGTTATTTACCTAAACATTTGTTATAAAGTTCTTTGATTGCTGGTGTAGTTTCTACTTCTCCAGATTCTGCTTCAACTTTCATCACATCATGTGAATAAACCATATAAGTTTTATCACCAACGATGAAATAACCATGTTCAGATGGAATATCTGTAGGTACTACAATTGTACCTTTTTTGACTTTTTCAGAAGCATATTCTAATTTTGTAGCAATGTGAAGCATACCATCGTTTGTAATATAAGCAAATTTCATAAATATCTACCTCCAATAAATTAAGCTATAGGTTTTCCGTCAGCATCTAATCCCAATGCTGTGAGTTCTACTAAAACTAAACTACGATAATTAGCTGGTACTAAAGTTACGTTTTTGTTATCAGGATTACACGTTCTTCTTCCAGCAATTACCAGTGCTAAATACATATCTACCATGAATATTATCTCCTTCCTTGGTAATAATAGATTTATGATAAAATTAAATAATGTTACCATCTGCGTCAAATCCCTTACTTGTTAGTAAGTCTAAAACTTCTTTTCTAACAGTAATTGGAACAAGTATCACGTTTTTATTTTCCTCATTACAAGTTCTTTTCTTAGCTAAAACTAAGTTGTAGTACATTTCAATCATGGTGTAGTACCTCCTTGAATGTCTAATAATGTTTCATATATAGTAGCTTGAACTTCCATACTAGTTATCTGACTTTTTAAATTCTGTTCGTATTGGTCAGCCATAGCCTCCATCATTGTCAATTGAGTTTGTGCTATTTCAGAATTAGTAGGTTCTACAATGGTTTCTGGAATAGGCTCTGGTGTATAATCAACCCATTCTCCATTAACATATTTTTTGTTAATAACATCAAAATCATCACTAATCAATATCATATCGGATTGAATTACTTCACCAGCTAATTGACTTACACCATAAACTATACCTTCTTCATTTATAATCGCATATCTATACAATATTTAACACCTCCAATTTTAATAAAATTCAACAACTTCCCAATAATACTGCTCATAATATCTTTTCCATTCCAACTCACTACCTTGTGCTTCATATGTTGGATATATTGTAATTGAAGTTCCAGTTGATGATATATACCCTCTAGCTGGCATACGTCTACCACTTGAACCACCTGTTGCATTTCCAGCATACATTACTAAAAAAGATTTATTTGGGTCAACTTTAGTAATAGTAATATTTCGAGATAAAGCATTACCACTAGTTTCATTATAATAACCTCTCTGAACCTTTTTTATGACCTTAACTGCACCTTCTTGTTTTAATGAATTTCCAACATCTTCTACAATTTTATTAAGTGGTTTGAAACTCACAGTACCAACTGTATCGTTTAAAAATTGCTTATCAGTGACTATATTACCACCTAAAACTTCATCTATTGCCATTATGATATCACCCCAGTTATATTCGTACCATCTACAGTAATTGTTTTGGTTACAGTATCGTTATCAGTATCAGTAAAACTTGAAACAATATCTATCGTACCATCTGGATTAAATGTGATGGTTGAATTAGATATACCGTTTCCAGTAGTAGTACTAATTGACATATTATCAAAATCTATTTCGGTATTAAAATCCTCAAAACCTTGCATACCCATGAAAGCTACTCTATCTAAAGGTGTACCTTCGGTTAAAGGTTCGTCAGCATATTCTATTGTTACAAATTCACTAGTACCATCTTCTTTTATTATTTTTTTTCTGTTTGGTTTAGCTGGTACTCTATTCTTAAAGTTTATCATTTAATCACTCCCCACAATATCTAGTTCCACAATAAATAATGGTTTCTAAATAGTTTTTATATCCCATAAATAGTTGACATAATATTCTTTCCCAATTATTTACTTCTGTATAATCCAGATAATATAAATCTTCCACTTGTGGAAAAATACCAATCTCAACAAACTTTATAATTAATTTTCGTATATTATTTCTTATCCTATTCATTTCCACATAAGTTGGTATATCAGTTTCTTCCCAATCAGTTTTAATATCAAGTCTTAGATAATACCCTATTGTGGATAAGGTGAGAACTAGAATATCAATATTTCCTTCAATTCTGTTCAAATCCTCATAGTTTAAAGCACCCTTGGAAACTGAAGTTTGATTGTTAAATGCGTAAGTCACATCTTCTAACGTTCTATCAAAAACGCAAGATATTTCATCAACCATTACTAATATCATATAGCTTACTCTAAATCCAGCGTAGTTTAAAGTAACTAAGTTATAACCAACCGTATCTGTATTGAAATTCTGAACAATATCCCTAGTTATGTTGACGTATTCAGCCTTACCACCTTCATAAGTTACTTTCAATGTTCCACCATCTTTGAAGGTATCAAATAGCTTATAATTCGTTATAGGCTCTTCCTCTATTTCGACAGAAACTATATTACTAACTTCAATATCATACGTTAACGAACCATTGTAGTAGTTGACTGTGACCGTTTTTGTACCTACTGAACTAGTATCAAAACCACTGAGCATATCACTAGTTAAAGGTACACTCTCTATATTAGTATCTGACCATGTGACGGATATTAAACCCTTCTGAATGAATGTGTCATTTTTCTTGTATTCAGTTATAGGCTGTTCGGTAAATACCATATTTGTAACCCCGATGATAGTTATATCATAAGTTGTGGTTACTCCAGCATAGGTGATAGTTACAGTTTTTGTACCAACTGAACTAGTATCAAATCCAGTTAATAAATTACTAGTAATTGGAACTAATAATTGGGAATTGTCTGAATAAGTTACTTGTATTATTCCTTGTTCAACGAAAGACTCACCAATTCTGTATATAGTTTTTGGAGAAGTAAATATTTCTATCTTAGTAACAGTGGGTTTTGCAGTTTCTAATACAGTGATTTTAGCTTTACCTTGTCCAGAATACGCTCTAGTTGAAGTGGAAGCATTAGTCATATAATATTCAGAACCTAACATATAACCACTTGGTTTAAAAGATGAAGCTGTTAATACGTATCCAGAGCCACCAGAACCACTAGCATTTCCAAAATGTCCACCAGAACCTCCAAACCAACCTCCACCTCCACCACCGACACTATAAGTAGCATTTGTTATTTCATGTGTAGTATATCCCTTTCCACCTTGTCCAAATAATCCACTACTAGCTGGAGTATAACCAATACCACCAGCTGTTTGAGTACCTCCATTACCTGAGTATTCACCATCAGTACCCATGCTTTCTCCACGTAAACCTTCTGTTCCACCACCAGCACCACCCTTGTATGAACTGATACAACCACCTCCACCACCACCAGCAACAATTAATCTATGGTATAAACTAGCACTACCAACTCTAACGTCAGTAGCACCACCTCCACCTGAACCTAAGTTACCAGCACAATCACCACCACCATTATATCCACCTTTATAACCAGAAGGTTTTTCACCGACATTAATCCATAATATTGTATCTTTTTTTATTGAAACTTCACCTACAGAGTATCCACCATTTCCACCAAGTCCAGTATTAGCACCACCACCAGCACCCCAAAGTTCTATTTTAATTTTACAATCTATGTCCGGTATCCATTGGTAAGCATAATTTTGAAACGCAAAATCAAAAACATCACCTTCATTAATGTCAATACTAGCCATTATATCACCTCATTAAATTCCAAAGTTTTAGAAGTACCAGTTATACTACCATTATATTTAATCTGGTTATAATACAATGTACTGGTTTTATCACCCTCATAGTTGGACGTATTAGTTACCGTATCACCAATATCTAAATGAGGATAACCCCTATTTTCGAAAGTATAATCTGTACGTCTTTCATAATAAGCAATAACTTTATCCATGAAAATATTCAATGAATTTTGGTCACTAACCAAAGGATTTTTGATTTCCAAATCAATACCAATTTCATGAATTTTCTTACTAATAGTATTCGCTTTATATGTTATCTTTTTACCATTTATTGTAATATCTCCAGTACCAGTACATACAACTTTCATAGCACTTGCTGTTATCACAGGTTCGCCAACAATTGTTAATGAACCAGTTTTGGAATAAGTTACACCGTCAGCTTCTTCAAAAGTGATTAAATACTCAGTTTCTACAGCATTATCTATATGAGTTGTAGCCAATTGACTTGCCGTTCCCTCAATATTTGGAACATAATAAGTTGATGATAAATTCCTTAATTGAGGTATTCTGTTACTTTTCGGCATCTGCAACATAGCGTGTTGGTTAAAATCTATCACTGGAGTTTCTTTAGTCATCATATCTTTAATGTTAATTACACCATTTCGGTCGATATAAATTGACATACCACCAGCGTTTGCAATTAACTGTAATCCTTCTTTTATGGTCTTACCATTTAACAATGTTCTGGTAGTAATATTTCTTAAATCATCGGATAAGTTTAAAGCACCAGTATAACCAACTGAGTCGATTAAATTATTTGCTAAATCATATAATGAAATACCACTTGACAAATACGTTCCACCATGATATACTGTATCCAATAAAGAAAGTAAGGCTTCACTTTTAATACTAATATTTTTGACAAATCCACTATCAGATACAGATACCTCACCAGTTGTATATCCAGTATACATCGGTATCCATTCTATACTCTCGTCATCTAAATACTGACCATAGAAAAACTTAACACTCTGTCCATTCTCTAAGTACTGTATTAAATTATCTGGATTATCTGGATTATATTTATTTTCAACGTCAAATATTGTAAAGTCAAGTCTATTTGTTGGAAGTTCTGTTGCGAACATATCGGCTGATACTGTTAAAGAACAATCTGAGATATCTCTATCAGTCAATGTATCTACAATACCATAAACCAATTCATGTAATCTAACTCTACGATGTGGAATATTTGTACTATTAAATATAAACTCCATTTTGTTAAATTCTGGTATTTGGTTCTTACTAATATATCTTGGACTAGTTGGATTATGAGTTTCTGTTAAAATTAAAGCGTCATTGTTATAAATATTTACCGTAAAGTCATTTACATAATTATTCATCGTATCATCAAAGATTAATGTCAATCCAGATAGTTTGGTATAATAACTCCCAAAATCTATAGTTATAGTTGGTTTTTCTCCAACGAAGTTACCATCATCATCACTCATTATTGAACTAACAAAACCTTGGTACATGATTTTTTCTGGTTCTCTAGCTAGTAAATTTTTACCAGATAACACAAACCTACCACGTTCCAAAGTTTCATAGGTTCTTGTTACGGTCAGACCAAGGTCGATTGAATTTAACTGAGAATAGTATAAATGTCCATTGTCTGACAAAGTAGAATTTCTTGGTGCATCAGGGTCAGAAACACCAAACACTATTCTAACAGCACCTTCATTACGAACTGGTCTGTCCATTATTTCTTTGTACTGGTCACTAACGTGTATCATATTTCTAACCCCCATGTTATTTATCTAATTCAGTATCTGTTATTTTGGGTAATTATAACCCCATGTCTATAATGTTACATTGACAATTAATATATTCAAGTACTGCACCAGTATTAGTATCAATCTTAAATACTTCTTCGGTGGCATCACCCCAATATACTTTTTTTGTTTCCATTTTACCAGTCAACGCATTATAGAAAGTAAGTTCACCTTCGAATTTCTCAATTTCTTGGAGAATTGATTGCCACTGACTGGCTGTAAGATGTGCCCATTTCAAATTGTTAAACTTAAATAATCTTCTATTGATTTTTTGGGCGACTACCTCACCCATAGCGTTACGTTTACTATCAACCAACTGTTGACGTTGAACTTGTAAACCAGTTGATGGATAAGGTAGTTCTTTACCATTTATTTTAATAAACATTTAATTACCCCCTCTGGAAAGCTGTTGTACCAAGAGTAATTCCCTTGTTAGATGCTATCTTCTGCTGGTTTCTGTAGATTGTTTCACCATCAAGATTGAGAACATTCTCTATAACCTGACTTGAACCTCCACCAGTTTCACTCATAGCACTTGCCACAGCACTAAATACGGCTTCATGAATAGCTTGAACGAATCCAGTATTTTCCAATGGCATTACAGTTGTCTTACCTTGGTATGAACCAATCATTTCTGATTTTCCGTTCTCACCAGCTACGAACTGTTGTCCATCTTCTAAGATACCACCTCTAGCTAACATAGGAATTGGTTTAAGGTTAATAAGTCTAATTTCCCCAGCTTCAAGAAGTCTAACTCCACCGACCCAAACTGACTCCCATTCGAACATGAATACTTCGTTTAACCATGTGATAAACTGGTTTACTAAAGAGATACCAGCATTAACAGCACCTTTGAATATTTCCTTAAATGCGTCAACAATGCCACTCATAGCATTAACCCATGTATCTTTAACGAACCATTTCTTAACATCTTCTTCGAACCATTTGGAAAGTGCTGAGGCTTGCCACCATGTTACCAAATTATTCCAAACTTCCATTAATGTGTTCTTAATTACAGCAACCATATCAGTCCATGTTTTGAGATTGAAGTATGGCTGAACATCTTGTGTCCACCATATATATAAACCAGATGATTTCCACCAATCGCTTATACTATTCCAACCTTCGACGAATACTGACTTAACAGTTTCCCATAATTCAGTCCATTTCTCTGTTGTAAACCATGGTGCTACTGTAGTATCCCACCATATATTCATAGTTTCAATAAATGTGTCGAACATTGACTTAAAACCTTCGATAATACCTGATAAGATATATTCGCCTAAAGGTTTCATATTTTCGGCTGGTGAATGAATACCAAATACATAACAAATGGCATCATATACATATTTGAACAAATCACCAATAGGTTCTACAAAAAATCCTAAAGCACCAATTATACCATCAACAATGCCTTCTACGATGTATCCACCAGCATCAAGTAATCTTAATTCGCATAATGCTTTAAAACCTTCTTTAATTTTGGTTAATGCACCATCAAATATTGCCTTTGTAGAGTCCCAATTGAACACACTTTCTATTAGATATTTAAATCCTTCTCCAATAGGACTACTTCCACCAGTTAATTGCTCAAATGCACCTTTGAATACTCCTACTATAAGGTCTGCTATAGCTTGTAACAAAGCACTGACGTCCAAATTTAATACTATTGTCACCAATGAATCTAGTGCTTGAACAATCAATCTACCGATTACTTCGCCTAAATCTTTCCATTTAATTTTTTTAACAGCTTCATTGAAAGTATCCATAAAACCTTGTGCCAATGATGATATGTTGAAGTTTTTAAGGAAATTCAAACAGTAATCAATTGCACCATTTACTCCACTAGCTAAAAAAGTACCAATTCCAGTCCAATCAATTGTGTTAACTGCTTCTTGGAATAATTCTCCCATTGACTTTCCAATTAGTGAAAAATCAATTTGCTGTAAAAACAAAGTAGCTGTATAAAGGACTGTATTAAATCCATTACCAATTGTTTCTCCTAGTAATTTCCAGTTAAATCCTTCAAAGAAACCATTAATGAGGTCTGTTATTCTAGTGACCATTTCAGTTATCTGTTTTCCCACATTTTCCCATTTGATAAATTCATTAAGTTTACCCAAATAGTAACTGAGTTTTAAACCAATTAATTTACCAACTAGTGACCAATCATCATCTTCAATAGCATTTCTAATATGGTCAAGAAAACTACCTAACTTAATACCATAGTCGATTTCACCAGTTTCTTCATTTAGTTTACGTGTGATACCTAACCAATCAAGTAATCTATCTCTAATGTCATTGGCTTTTTGTCTAATATTAACCAATAAACTATCATATTCTTGCATTGCGTCAATTAATTCTTGACTTATTCCACCACCAGCACCTTCTAATGATGAACCACTACCACTATCGTCATTATCTGAGATACTGTTTAATTCGTCAAATGGTGCTTGTAATTCTTTAAGTTTCTTTTTAGTCTTATCGGCTTTATCAGAAACATCATCTAAACCGTCACCAATACCAGACATGGCATTATCTGTATTTTTAATTGGCTCTGGTGCGAATCCAAAGAATCCAGCAATAATGTTAAATAAGTCTGTCAAAACCATTACCACGGCTCTAACGTAAGGTACTATTTTACCTAATATTGGAATGAAGGCATTACCAATAGCACGACCAAGAGATAAGAAGTTTTCCTTTAATAACCTCAATTGGTTAGCTGGTTGCTCAATAGTTCTAGCAAAGTCGTTCATAGCTAATTGACCGTTATTAAGTGTACCAATGTATCTTAAAATCATCTTTTCGCCCTGTGTCATATTACGCACTGATTTTTCAATACCCAATGATGCTGAAATAGCCTTCAAACTAGCTTCGGTTAAGTCATTACCATACTTATATACAGTTTCGGTCTGACCAACTAAACCAGAACGTAAGTCAGCTAGAGCCTGTTCAAATGGTACGTTAACCAAAGATGATAAATCGACTGCCATTAAGGTCATATTCTTACCTAACTTCGCCGCCGCTTCGTTTGTTAATCCCATAGAACGTGCTAAAAGAGTGTAAGTACCTACAGCTTCTCTAAGATTGTTGAGGTCAAGTCCACTCAGTTCTGATATGTTTCTTAAATATTTATCTGTTTCTTCTGCCATAGTTCCAAGGGAAACGTTGAATAAGTTAACTGTTTCAATCATATCCATAGAAGCTGTTATAGCTGTCCCCATGGCTCTACCTAATCTAGCGAATAGATATATATTGGCTGATAAGTTGAGTAACTTAAAACTATTACCTAAACCACGAATACCATTAGCACATCTGTTGGCATCTGTACTTAAACTTCGCATAGCACCAGCCATACGATTAAGTCGTCTATTGTTTCCATCAAAAGTACTCTGACCACCACGAACAGTGTTAATTAAACCTCGCATGGAGTTAGTGGCTCTATTTGCGTTTGCAGTTACTCTAATATTAAGATTTTCGCTCATTTATTTCAATCCTCCTCAAAACGAGAATTTAATTGCTCCATTTTGTACATAAACCTAGACTTAATATCATCTTGTTTACTCACAGCTACTTTTTGTCTAAGTGGTTTGTCAGGATACTTGCATTTTTTGTCCATACAAGAACCTATAGCTAACTGAATATATCTACCCATAACCCACATATCCAAGTCAATATTGTCTTGTTTCAAAGAAAAAGCCTTGATAAAAGGCTCTAGTTCTTTCGGGGTCATATCCCAAAAGTCGTTGTAACTAATGCCTAGCATCAAAGCCTGTGGAAGAACATTTTCAGTTATATTTTGCCATATACTCTTGTACTCAACTGCTTCGTCAGTACTTGAAGTAGTGGGTGTATCATTTACTGACGCTGTTTGAAAAAACTTGTGGACTGTAGCATATCCATTAAGTTAGCAGTTAATTCTGCAATATCATTATTTTCGTCATTTGCATATGTTTCTAATAAATCATCACACGTTTCTCTATTAACAAACTTCTTTCTATTATGGTTCATAGCACCAAAGAAAAGGTCTGATAAAATACTAACCATCTTGAACGGTTTAGTTTCAAGTGCTTCGAAAGATGAAACGTCAATATCTTCCATATGTCTAAATGAGTTAAAAGTAAAAGCAAGTGTATATGTCTTTCCGTTAATTGTAATCTCCATTTATATTCACCTCATGAATTATTTTCTCTTTTTTTATTCAGTTTCTGTTGTAATTTCTGTTTCGGCTGAGATGTTGATAGACATTTTTCTAACTTCGTCTACACCGCCACCAATTGGAATGATTGTGAGTTTACCTTTCCATGAGAACTTACCATCTACACCATCATCACCGAACTGTAACTGGAAGTCCTGTTGTTTACCTTCGAGTGCTTTAATTGTCTTGAATACTGCTGTATCATAGTTAGCTTCGAAAACTAAATCTGGTGCTTCCTGTAACCCAAGAATAGATGTTTTCATTGTTTTTGCTGATAAGTCAGTTGTATCCAACTTAGTTGGTGTTGAACCCATATCAGGGAAAGATGTGATGTCACATAATTTTGTATATGTTGGTGACTCAGGTGTTGCTTTATACATCAAAAATGTACCTGCTGTTGAACTAGCCAT